GTCGGGTTCATGGTAGGCGCATAAGTATGCACCATCATGCTCAAAAACCTTATATCCGGACGTATCCGGAAAGGACGGAGGAACATATAAAATTTCACCCACATGGAGAATGATCTCGCATTTGAGGAACTCTATTGTTCTAGGGATTTGGGAAGCATCCCATCGTCGCCTAAGGCCGTTGAGAATCTTATAGAGAAATTGTCCGTAATGTAAGCCATGCTTAAGCTGGTACTCGCCCTCTGGACTAAAAGGACGAACATCAGAACCACGGTAAAAATCAGAACCGCAGCTTTCCCGGAAATAGTCTTCGACATACGTTTTGTCTCCATTAAGTAATAGCCCTACCTTTGGAAAGATAGCAGCTACATATCGATGGATTTTGCGAGGATAAATTAAATCATCCCCGTAAACAGAAACATATACGTCTCGGCCCAAAGCCAAGCGTCCTATCGCTTTAAGCAAACAATAGAACACCAAAGTTTGAAGCGGAAAAGTGTGACCGAGTCCCATTGTCAAAACGGTTTCCATTCTGACACGATCCCCCAGCAAATCGATGTGGGGAATCCTACCGTACACTGCTGCACGGTACCAAGGTAAAGGTAACACTCTCCTCAGAAGATGAGGGGTGAGAGAATCTGAAGCAGCAGAAAGATCAGCTGTGACGAATTTCCTCGTTCTGGAATTCTTCTGGGCCAAGATCCCATGCCTTTGTTGAAGGACACGGATATCAAGACCTGCTGAGCGCAGCCGCTTACTCAATAACTTCCCCAAGCCGTTCGTATAGAACGAGCCTAGAAGCGTATCGGGTATAATGCCGCGCAAAGCTTTAAAACTTTTAGGAACATGAGACATTGTTAGTGTATCGCATACCCTATATGAAGGTCGCCTCTTTCCAGAGGCCTCTTTTATAGCATCACGGAGTAGTTCATCCGTGTTAAGGTAGTTTTTAAACCACCTAATATGCTCATGTGAGCCTGTAAGAGGCTTGCTGAGTTTCACATCAAGTGTGGACTCTGCAAACCCCGTACCAACGCAGGCTCTTTTTCCAAATTGACACAAAGCTCTGTGTTCT